AAATTTGGTTACGACTACGGCGATGACTTGCCGTACAATACAAACCGCTTTTTCGACCGTTTAGCATTCCGCTACCGCCAAAACTTTAGCTAATGCTTGACCTGCGCGTAGAGCTTTTTCAGCCGACCAGTGTACCAAACAACAGCGGCCAGGTTATCAAGACTTGGGCCAGCGCTGGTACATTCTACGCAGGGCGCGAAATCCTGCCCCAGGCAGGTAGCGAGGCTATGCCATACGACCAAATGGTAAGCGCGGCTAACTACACCTGGCGTCTACGCTTCGGCAACCCAGTGCAACCCAACTGGCGCCTAGTTTTCGGCAGCGAAGACTACGATATAATCAGCGTCGTGCCCGAAGGGCGTCGCCGTTATTTGCTGGTTAAAACCCGATTACGGGACAATGGCACGCGGTAACACCGTCTACCTAAAGAGCGAAAGCGGTAGAGTAGAGAATTTCGACCAGTTTCGGGAGCGCATCAAGACTTTGAGCAACCCCGAAAATTTGCGTTTTAACGAGCTTCGTCAGCTGTTAAAGCGCGAAGCACAGCCGCTAGTAGATAAAGCCCGTGAGGAAGCCTATAATGAGGTCAGGGCCGTTGCTAAATCAAGGCGCAAGACTAGAAACGGGCAGACAGCTACCAAAAACACAAAAGGCGCTTTTTACAACCTATATAAGTCAATCGACAGCTTTACGAACAAAGGTACGGAAAAGGCCTACGTCGTAATAGGCTTGCGGTCGTCAAGAAAGAAAGGCGCATATTACGCCCCGTGGCAGCTTTTCGGTGGAACCAAAAAAGGTTTCCAGCCCAAAAAGTTTATAGACGCAGCAGTGAAGGCTGGAAATACAACTGAAAAAGCGCAGAAAGTTATTACTAACTTTGTACAAAAGCGGATAAAAGCACACTTGCGGTGAACTACTTACAGTACATATACGACGCGGTAAACGCCAGCACAGCGGTGCCAGTGTATTCGTACGCAGCCCCGCAGGGCGTGGCCGAGGATTTTATAGTAATCCGCATGAACGGCATCGAGGTTACGGAAACCAAAGACGAGTACAAAGCCGAGCGCGTAGCGGCCACGCTTTTTATGCACTTTGCCAGCGCAGACACAGCCCAAACACAGTTAAGCCAAATACGCCACAACCTGCAACACTACCCGCGCGTAATGCCGCTATACGAGCAGTACGTAACGGGCGACCTTGGCACGCTTGAGGGCGAGGACTGCGCGGCCGAGCAAATGGGCGTAGCAGCCCAAACCACGTTTACCCTGGCCTACATGGACGGGGCACAATTTTTCTACAACGAAGACGACGAAACCGTAATACTTGCGGCAGATTTCACTTTTTTAATCAATTACTAACATGGCAACATTAAGCGGCGGAGAAGTTCGCCTTTTTATGAGCATCGACGGCGGGACCACATACAAGGCCTTCGCTAGCGAAACCGAAACCAGCTTTGAAATGAACGCGGAAACGCGCGAAACCACGAGCAAAGACGCGGCAGTATTCCGCACCTACGTAACGAGTGCTAAAGCCTGGAGCATTTCCGGCAGCACCATTATGGACGACGACAACGCTTCACTGTGGAACGTAGACGAGCTTTACGGCAAGGTTGGCGATATTGTCAAGCTTCGCATCACGCAGGTGGCAGCTGGCACGGTTACCCCGGTAGCTGGCGAAACCAAAATTGAAGGCGACGCTATTCTCACGCAGCTTTCGGTTTCAGCTCCGGACAAAGACAACGGTACTGTTTCGTTCAGCTTGAACGGTACGGGTGCCTGGACTGTAGGAACCAACTAATAAACAAAGCAATGGAAGGGAAAAAGTTTACGCTGGGGGCAGCGCTTTTGTTTGAAGAGGTCACGGGAAAAACCGTTACCGAACTGGGAAATCTTGGCCTAGCTGATATGCTAGCCATGCTTTACGCGCAGGAGTTTTGGGACGTGAACGGACGGCCCAGCTTCGACGAGTTTAAGGCTATGGCAGGGGCCTGGGATATTTCCGAACTTACCCAGCGGCTTAACGGCCCTTTTTCCCAGCCGGCGGCCCAGTAGACGTACTGGGTCAGCTGGTCGGGCGTTTGGGCCTTGCGCCGAGCGAAGCCAAAACGCTAACGCACCAACAGCTTGAAGCTGTAATGCATTACGCGGTAGAGGCCGAAAAAGACGAATGGAAACGTACCCGCTGGCTAGCAGCCGTGCTAGTCAACATAAGCGGAAAAAGCACTAAAAAGGTCGTAAGCGAAACCGACCTACTTAAATTTGAAGACGAACAAAAAGTAAGCAGCCTACGGGCATTATTGCAGAGCCATGGCAAACGACGTAACGAGTAAGGTAATACTAGGGCTAGACCCCAGCGAGTTCCGCCGTGGCATACAGCAAGTCGATGCCAAGCTAAAGGAAACCAGCAAGCTGTTTAGCAACCTGGGCCAGCTAATCGGTGCAAGCTTTGCCGTTTCTCAAATTCAAGCATTTACAACCGAAGCCATACAGCTAGGTTCGCAAATGGAAACAGTCCGCAAGGGCTTTGCTCGTTTCGGAAACGAAATGCAGCTAAACGAACTGCGTAAGGCGACCAGGGGCCTAGTTACCGACCTGGACCTTATGAAGGTCGCGGTGCAAGCTGGTAACTTTGGTATTCCCATTGAGCAAATGGGTAAGCTGCTTGAGTTCGCCGCACGCCGTGCCGCAGAAACCGGGCAAAGCGTAGACTACCTAGTAGAGTCAATCGTTACGGGTATTGGTCGCAAGTCGCCGCTAATCCTCGATAACCTTGGCATTAGCACCACGCGACTAAAGGAAAAGTTCCACGGCGCAGCGCTTGAAGCGCAGAGCATTGCCGACGTAGCCAAGGCCGTTGGCGATATTGCAGGCGAGGAACTTGGCAAAATGGGCAAGTCAGCCGACACCGCGGCAGATAAAATGCAGCGCTTAAGCACGAACTGGCAAAACTTTAAAGCAGCGTTTGGCGAAGCCGTGGCGCCTGCAGCGGCCGGAGTGCTTCAATTCTTGACTGACCAGCTTACCCAGGCGCAAATCAAATTCCAGCTACTTAAGCGAGAAATTACCGGCACCAAGCCGAGCGATAAGATACGCAGCCAACCCGTAGCCGCAGCTGGCGGGGTTTCTGCGCCTGCCGTAACGGAGTCAGTACGGAGCCTCGAAAGCCTACGCACGAAGCTTAAGGAACTGCAGGCCGAGTACGAAACTACGGCCATTGGCACAAAGCGCTTTTACGAGCTGCGGGACGCCATCGAAAAAACAAACTACGAAATAGGTAGGGCTTCGGGGGAAATATGGAGCGGGGCAAAAGATGCGCTAATTGAGCTGCAGATTAAAGGCCTAACGCCAATTACCCATTCACTTACACAGCAGGACATGGTACTGCGGTCTAGCGTAATTCCGGCTTACAACGAGTGGGGCCTAATGATTAACGGCGCCAGGGAACAGCTAGCCAAAATGGACGCGCAGCTGCAAATAGCTTCGGCCGTAGGTGCGGAGTTTGGCTACATTTTAAGTTCGGCATTTGAGGCTTCAATAATCAACGGCGAGGACTTTTTTGCCACATTAAAAAAGGCCCTCATGGATTACGTTAAGCAAATGGCGGTAGCCCTTGCTACAACCACAGCCCTAGCTGCCGTATTTTCGGCAGTAACCGGCGGCGGGTTTGGCGCTGCGTTTGGAGCTATTAGTAAGACTACGGGACTAGGGGGTTTATTTGGCGAAGGCGGTATGTTTAGCCTAAACGCGAAGGTCAAAGGTGCCGACCTAAATTTAGGCACCCAGCGCAGTGGAACCAATTACGGGCGGATAGGTGGCTAAAACTTTAGTATTCTACGCGACTACGGCCAGGTACGATTTTAAAATATACGACCTTGGCACAACGTACCAGGGGTTTGATTTTACGCCCCCGGTAGAGGTGCAGGTGGCAGATTTTGAAATAAGTTACCAGCCCAACGATAACGTATTGCCGGGCATAGTTCCTAGCAGCTGCACAGTGCAGTTCTACCTAGAGGGCGTCACACCCACCGTAGACGACTTTAGAGCCGTTTTCACGACGTCAAAACCCGACTGGGTACTAGAAGTCCACGAAGGCCTTAACGTCGTTTGGCGGGGCTTTATTACGCCCGACCTTGGAGAAATTGAAGTAGTCAATGGCAAGCGCTTCATTAAAGTCGTAGCTAGTGACGGATTTGGTATGCTAGACAAACGCGCCGACTACATACAAGCGGACACGGTAATACCATTTACCACGTACATAGCGCAAATCTTTACCTTTTGCAAACTAGCCGACCTATTTACGGGCTTTTATGCTGGTGAACACTACGCACCTTACGGCATAACCGCCACCGAAGGCGGGCTATGGTGGACCGGGACTATTCGCCAGGGGCTTGTTTACGTGAACGGTGAGCCGCGCACTAGCCGAGAGGTAATACAAGACATTTGCACAACCTTTAACCTGCAGCTGTTCCAAGATAAAGGCGAGCTAATTTTTAGAAGCTGCCATATTGAAACGCCAGCTTGGTACGCGTTTTACGACACGGGCGGTTCGTTTATTGGCCGCATTACCCCAACGGGACCCACGCAGACCGAGGTAGTCTACAGCGACGGTACGGAAATGTACAAGCCCGCTTTTAAAGAGGTGCAGTACGTCATTAACCAGCCGTCTAATAACTACATTAAGGACGAGGGAGCGAACTACAAAACGCGCCTTAACTACTTTGTAAACGACGCTACCCCGACGGGAGCAAACCACATAGATTACGACGCCTACTTACGCGCACGCCTTTCATTTGACGCCGGGTTTACTGGCGACCAAATCGAGGTCGAGTACGAGGTGCAAATTAAGTTCGGTAACTATTACTGGAACGGCAACGACTGGACGACAACGGCAAGCACGGCAACATTTACGAAGCAGGAATTCGTAGCAGGCCCCGGGCCGCTTGTGGCAGACATTACTTACCACGTAAACAATTACCACCTAGACACGCTGCCCACAATCGGAACGCAGCAAATCTATATTACCGTTACCGCCACGCAGGTAGGTGGCTACAACGCGGATAGCATCACCGTTACCAGCACGCTGTTTATGGCGTACCACAACGATTTTCCTACCCAAATGATACACTACGCCGACAACACGGCGCGGCAGACCGGCGTAAGCGTACAGCTCACCAATCAAATAGGCGACATCCAAGGCGGAAGCGTACCGGCAAACACGCCAGGGGAAATCAAGCGCTTTACCACGTCGGGCCGCACAGCTGCAGCCGGTAACGTAAGCTGGGACGTAAACGCCCGGTACCTGGCCAACCTAGTTACGGACGAAATCGCACGCAAAAGCTACCGCGCCCACCAGTATTACGAGCTAGAGCTAGACGGCAACGTGAGCTATAACCATAAACTAACCTGGGGCGGAGTGGACTACAAACCGGTAAACCTAACGCTTACCGAGCGCAGCACGTCCGTAACGTACCGGGAATTTATTGACGGGGACCTAGAAGCTTCACCAATATGATAGCCTACGAACTGCCCAAAAACCTGGCTTATTATGCCTATGTTATAACCGACGGGGGGACCGTCGAAACCAACACCTGCACACTATGAACGCCGCCCAATTTATAACTATCTTTACTGGTGGAAACTACGCCGCCCCGATTTGGGACGCTTACGAGGCCTATGTACTGGCCGATAGCGGAACTGTTGAGGCCGAAGTATGCACCACAAACGCAATCGCAAACCTGCTATGAGTACGCCATTTTACGACCTTGCTAGCCTAGTTGTAGTCCCCAGCGGCTACAAAAGCGGGAAAATCTACGCCCAAAAGCCCCTCACTACCGACGGGCAGCTAACCTTTACCCGAGCCAGTACGGCTACCCGCGTAACGTCAACCGGAGCGCTGGAAACGGTAGCAAGCGGAGTACCGCGTTTGGACTACACAAATAGCAGCTGCCCCAAAATTCTCCTGGAACCCCAGCGCACCCAAAAACTTCTACACAATAACGACTTTAGTCAGGTTGGAGCTTGGGCCTTGGCTTACCAGGGCCTTGCCACTGCGCCAGTGCTAACGGCAAACTATGGCACGGATCCTTTTGGCGGTACCAACGCCTGGCGTATTCAATTAAATCTAAACGGAGGAACTGACGGAAGCTCGCGCAGCTGGATGTTGCAAAATTTTAACCCCAGTGCTACCGTAACGCTTTCAATGTATATTAAGTTAAACACGGCAGGAAGTAAAACCGTTATTTTAAGCGACTCTGGCGGCACTACGGTAACGGTAAATAGCACAAGCTGGACGCGTATTAGTCAAGTGCAAATCGGCGGAGGTGGCGAATTTCGTTTTGGCCTTATTGGCGGCATGACGTCAGACACCCTGGACGCCAGCATTTGCTACGCACAAAGTGAAGAAGGCAGCTATGCCACGAGCATAATCAATAGCACCAGCGCAGCGGTAACCCGTTTGGCGGATGCTGCTTCTAAAACGGGCATTAGCTCGCTTATGGGGCAGACGGAGGGGACTATTTTTTACGATTTTGTTTTTAAAACTGGCGTAAGCACAACAAACGGACAGTTTGGAATTGCAAATGCATCGGGAACCGATAGGGTAATTATTTGGAATAATTTTTCCCTAGACACACTGGCTTTACAAATAAAGGCTAATAATGTAAACGTAGCGGCAAACTCAGTTGGAACTTTTGTAGATGGAACTACTTACAAAATAGCAGTAGCCTACAAAAGCGGAAGCGTAGCGGTTTATGTAAATGGTGTATCAGTTTATACTTCATCGGCTTCATTTACGTTTGCAAATTCATTAACTGAATTTTATTTAGGGACTTATGAGCTTACTGGAATGCAGCCTCACCAAAAGGTAAACCAAGCCCTACTATTCAAGACCCGTTTAACTAACGCCCAACTGGCAGAATTGACCACGCTATGACCTGGAAAAAGTACGAAATGAGTGCCGCCAAGTGGGCGGAACTGCGCGCAAAGATTGAAACCACCGGAACCGACCCGGAAGGGGAAACATACGCAACTTGGGACCCAGCCAAAGTGGTGGCCGTGGTGGAGCTTGGCAAACTGTGCAAAGCCTGGGGCACCGACGCTGAAGGTAAGCCCGTTTGTACGGACCAAAGCACAAAGGAGAGCATCGACATCTTGTGGGTGGATGCTCCCGTGAGTGGATTCGCAACCTACGCCGTGAACGTGGCCCCAGGAACGGAGGCCCACCAGTTCGCCGGAATGGCCTGGGAGTAATGAGCAACGACCACATAGCCGGAGCCTGGGTACTGAACGGTATTAGCGCGCTAGCTGCGCAGATTATGCCGATAGTAGGCGTGCTTTCCTTTTGCCTTACCATAGGCTACACCGTTTACCAGTGGCGCAAAGATGTTAAAAAGAATTCTGCAGAACCCAAAAACTAGTGTACTGGCCGGCATCCTCTTTATGCTGGCTTTTATTCTAGTGTGGTTCGGTAAGGCGACTTTAACCGAAGCTGGTGTATTTTTGCCCGCAATAATCGGTTTACTATGGGCCAAAGACTGACCGCCAACTTTACGCTAGAGGAGTTAACGAAGACCAGGTTCAACCTGGACAACACGCCAAACGCTACGCAGGTGCAGAACCTGCAAACCCTTTGCGAGAAGGTGCTACAACCCCTGCGCGACGCGGTGGGACCCGTCAACGTAACCAGCGGGTACAGGTCAAAGGACGTCAATACCCTGGTTCATGGCGCCCGTAACAGCGACCATCTTTACGGTTACGCGGCCGACCTGCAAAGCCCGGACGGGAACCATAGAAAGATTTACGACTGGCTGAAAACGCACGCCATGTTCACGCAGCTTATTTGGGAGTTTGGCGGCGACGCTAACCCCCAGTGGGTGCATGTTAGCTACAACCCCAAAGACCTTAAACGTGAAATACTCCGCGCCCGCAATGTGGGCAAGCGCGTTACTTATAGCCGCTTGCAGCCCTAAAGTCGTCGAAACGGTTACCATACGCGAAACGCAGACGGTACACGACACCATTACCCTGCGCGATAGCGTAACGCTGGTTAACGACCGCGTGCAGGTCGAAGTAATAAGATTACCGGGGGACCGTTTATACGTTAAGGGAACGTGTAAAGGAGATACGGTAAAGGTTTACACTGACAAAACCATAACGAAAGTCAACCGGCAGGCTGACAAGAAAACGGAAAAGGCTGCTATGGTGGTAATTATAATTTTAGGATTAGCTTTACTGGCGGTAATCCTAAAAAAATGATAACTACCCATCACCGAAACAGCCACACCCTAGAGGTAGGCGGCCGCAAAATCAAGCTTTACCTTTTGTCGGACCTGCACTGGGATAACCCACACTGCGACCGCAGGGCGCTAAAGAAACACCTAGACCTAGCCAAAGAGGAAGGCGCAAAGGTCGCCATAAACGGCGACTTTTTTTGTTTGATGCAGGGGAAGTACGACCCCAGGCGCAGTAAAAAGGACATTCGACCCGAACACAATAAGGTCAATTACCTGGACGCGGTAATAGAAACCGCAGTGGACTGGTTCGGGGACTACGCGGACACAATTATTTTTATCGGCTATGGAAACCACGAAACCGCTATTATTAAAAACGTGGAAACGGACCCTTTGCAGCGGTTCGCTGATTTATTCAACTACACCCACAAGCCGAACATACCAATTACAATCGGGGGCTACGGTGGATGGCTTACGCTACAATTTCGAGCTAGCACAACCGACAAAAGCTATAAAATACATTATTACCACGGAAGCGGTGGCGGCGGGCCAGTTACACGTGGCGTAATCCAAAACCAGCGTAAGATGGCCGACGTTGAGGGGGCCGACTGCATTTGGATGGGACACGTACACGAGCTGTACGCCATGTACCAAAGTAAAGCGACCTTGGACCATCACCGGATGCCTATTATTAAGGACGTACTGCACGTCCGAACGGGCACCTACAAAGACGAGTACAGCGACGGAGCATTCGGCTGGCACGTGGAGCGTGGAGCGCCAGCAAAGCCCCTGGGCTGCATAAGCGTGGAGTTTTATTTACGCAGTACGACCAACAATAAACTAGTTTTGGACGTTTTCCCGCAAATATTGACCGAAAACAATAGCGCCCGTTAAAATTTGTTTGCCTAGTATTGCAGTGTTAACCAACACTAACAAATCATGGCAGACAAATTTATAGACTGGATTGATAAAAAGGGCATACCGATTATTGGTTTTGTCCTTGGAGTCTTGGGCGCAGTATTATTAGCGACCCTTACTTACCGTTTAATTTTTGATACTTTACCACAATGAAAACAGCAACCATTCAACACGCAACCGGCGACGGCACTTGGGAAAGCGCCTACGGCCTTATGTACTCTTACGAGCTGCACCTTTCCAACGGTGAACACATTAAGGTCAACGCAAAAAAGCCGAACGCTTTTAACGCAGGCCAGTCCATCAATTACGAGCTGACCGGCAAGACGGACAAGAACCAAACGCCGTTAGCCAAAATCGTGAGCGACTTTAACGCACGCCCCCAGGGCGGTTATACGCCACAAG